CATAGACTACGGCGCTCACCTCGAGTTCGGCGTAAGTATGCGTGCTGCTCAATGCCATTGCGGCTCTCCCTCTCAACTATCCGGCAATTCTGGATGATTATTAAGCCACGCGATGCCACGGGAAGCGACCTCGCAGCGGACGCGCCGAGCCTCGCTCTCTCGCAATTTTCGGAATGTTAGCCCGATCCTCTGGCGTCTTGCGTTCATAGGTCGTCGTTCTGCAGTCGACAACCATGTCTGGAGTGACCTCGTGGATTTTCTCGGGCAGCCGCTCGACCTTACAGATATCTTCAAGCCGCCGGCGGAAATCCCCATCCGTGCCATAGTAGCCCGCGAACCGCTCGTCATAGCCGCCCATCGCGTCGAACGTCTCGACTCTCAAAAGCCAGGAATTCGGGTGAGGATTGCGCACGCTGAGCGTGGGCCCAGTCTCGCGCTCAAAGCTGTAGGTCGCCTTCCATGAGAGCCGACCGAAGATTATGCGACGCCAGGTCGCGACCGGCACGATGTGATCGATATCCGTCAGCAGGACCCATTTGGTCTCTGCCTGGCTCACGGCAAGATTACGGCAGGCATCCTGATTCCAGCGGACGTCGACGTCCATGCGGTAGAGCGCGACGGAGGCCAACCCCATGCGTTTCAGGCATTCATCGCCAGGAGATACGATCGGAAATTCAGGCGATCCATCGTCGACGACGATCAATCTGATCTGTTTCTTGAGCGTCGCAGGCAACATCGATAGCTCGAGGTATTGCTTGGCCAACATCGACGGATTTTCGTAATAGGCCATGCAGAGCGTGATCTCGTTCAGGTGAGCAGCGACCATGGGTCCACCCTTGGAATGCCTATGATCTGACTATGCGGGCTTGCGTTCAGCAAAGTGATACCGGCCTGCGCACATTGCTCGGCCGGACGCAGGAATCTTGCCGCCCAGCGCGCATACTCCGCCGCCGGCGTGTTACCGCTCGATGCCTTCGCCCACACATAAGGTTCGTGCCAATAGGTTTCGCCAGCCGGGCCACGCCCCATGTCGAAGCCCCATAGCACGATGCGCTTCGGCGCGATCTGATAGGCGAGGTTCAATCCACAATGCCCGGAGTTCCGGCCGTTGAGATGCCCGCGTTCGGTGCTGAGATCGAGCGCTTCGATGTCATAATCGAATTCCTGCAGCCATTGGCGGCTCGGACCACCGATGTTTCGCATGCTGTTCCTACTCGCCCAGAACGGCCGACGTAGTTTCTTGAGATGCGTCCATCGGTTCTCGACCCAGAGGCGATCCATGCTGATGCCGGTGTCGCAGCGCAGGCGCGTGAAGGCGTCATTCACGCCAATCCGATGGCCTGGAATCCGGTCCCGGCCATCGACGCCGAGTTCGATCAGCGACCAGCCGCCGGCGATGACACTGACGGTGCACTCGGAACGCCATGCGCGTGTATTTGTCGTTGAAGCCTGGCGCCTCGCCGATCGGGTCAAGGCGCGCCTGGCTGAAAAGGTCGGAAGCCCAGAAGCGTTGCATGATGCGGACATCGAGGATCCAGACCGTTCCCGGACGAGACGATTTCAACGCGAAGTCCATATAGCTCGAGGGCATGATGTGGAAACACCAAGCCTGAAGCGAAATGACCAGATCGAATTTCGGCGGATCGTCGGGCAACGATTCTGGATCGTAAAACACCGGCTGGTGGACGCCATTCTCTCGCAGGAAATGCTCAGCGGCCGTGGCATTGGAATAAGGCTGGTTGCGCTCGATGACGTTGGGTGGAGAACGCATTCCGTCCAAGATCGCGACGTACAGGTTGGGATGCACGCGATTGAGCAGCGCGTCGAAGCCGCCCATGCCGCCTCCTATGTCCAAAACGCTGGTGAGCGGGCGCGGAATGAACTGCTTGATCGCCTCATAGCTATCCATGAGCTGTTGCCGGTACGCGGCGCGCCAAATACCCGGGCCATCGATCATCTTTGAAATCCGGCCGGCTTGAACCTGTAGATATTGGAATGCTTGCGGCGGAATGATCGGCGTAAAGTCGATGGAGGCCATCAGTCTGGCTCCTTGCAGAATTCGCTCAGCGAGCCCGCGCGTTGCAGCAGCTTCTGCACGGCGATGGCATATTGGTATTTGCTCTTCGAGCGTTCCTCGTCAGATTCGCGCTGTGAATCGAGCAGCACCGCGTTGGCATAGGCCTCGAGCGCCGCGTCCGCATATTTATCTCTTAGTTTGATGACGAAGAATTCGTCTGGGTACCCCGGAGCGCCCCAATCCAGATGGCCGAGTTCTTTGAGCCGCTCCAGAAGATCATGCGCCTCATCCCCAAGCTTGATATTGCGCAGGCGCACCACGGCGTATTTTCCCTTGCGGTCAGTGTTGATGTCGCGATCGAGTTTCATTTGATCCTCTCCTCAGACTTGTAGACCACGTCCTTGTGGATCGCTGCCACGCGGCGGTAGCCCAGCGCCGCCATGTGGCATTCGGTGGCGTGCTCGTTGTCGGGCAGCACTTCAAGATGAATTATGGGCCGGAATTGCTTGATAGTTCGCGCGGCGCCGATCAGCGCCTGGATCTCCCAGCCCTCGATATCCAAATAGATCGCGTCGCACACAACGAGATCCAATGAATCGATGGTCGTCATTTTTACCAGCATGGTGCCGTGCGGATCGATCGACCAACTGCCGGCCGATCGGTGCGGCGACATTTTCGCCGAACCGACTGCGGCGCCCAGCGCCTTTGAGCTCAACGTGACGTTCGGGACGCGCCAACGTTTGAGATTACGCTCAGCGCAGGCATGCAGCACCGGCTCGCACTCAAAGGCATAGACCTTGCCGAAGAGCCCGGCGAGCCGCCGCGGCCAGAAGCCGGCATGCGCGCCAGCCTGCACCACGATGCGCCGACGTTTGCAGTGACGCGCCGCGATCTCCATATCGGGAAGTCCGCGCTGAACGAAGCGAAAACATGTTTCTGGAGCGTGATCATATTTCGGCCACCACGCATCGAAATCCTGCCGAAATGTGAAGCCAAGCGCGTCCGCCATCAGACGATCTCCACCGCCGGCCTGATCAGATATGATCTAGCCAGATTGCGGAATCCATGTCCAGAATTGCCGTGTCTCCATGCCCATTCATTGATGCAGATGATGGATGGAGGCCTCGCGAACCCCGTCGCGGTCAGTATCCCGATCTCGAAGTCCGCCGGCAGCTTTTGCAATTCGCGGATCAGCTCGCCGACCGTCATGCTGTCGGAGCGGTGCGAACTTATTTGGTGAGCCATGCGCGGAGCCCCTTGTGATAATCGAATCGATAGAGGCCCCAGCCATAGGTTTCCAGTTTTTCGAGCCAGCACTCGGGGGTGTGGATGCTCAGGTGAGCGTTGCGTCCATCGGGGAGCAATTCCCGCGCCGGCTGGCAGGAGATCGAGAGGAATGCGCCCTTGCCCGCCAGCAGCCAGATATGTCGCAGAACGGCATTAAGCTTGTCGGGCTCGACGTGTTCGAGAACATCCGTCGCGACGATCAGATCGGCGGGCTTCGCGATTCCATCTTTGTGCGGCACGCCAGGATCGTAAGTTTGCACCTTCAGCGTGGGAACCGCGCGGGCAAGCGTTCCCTCCCCGCAGCCATAATCCAAAACCGTCTGCATCCCTTGACTATGCGCGAAGGCCAGGATTTCAGGTGCATGCGACGCACCGTGGTGTCCCCATTTCTGGCGCGCGTGCAGATCGCGGAGTTGCTCGACATAGGCTGGAGATGCGAGGTCCTCTGGCTTGATCGCGTAGGCCCCGACGTGGCGCATATAAAGCCCAACATGGCCAAGATCGATTCCGCGCACGTTACGCCGCGAAAGCCGCCAAGCTAGGATTGTTGCCGTAGGACCTAGGCACAGAATGACGGGCCCGGTAGGCGTACCGATTTCCCAATCGATTCGGTCAATGTCCGTGAATGCATTTTTGCCAGGGCCAGTGACCACGCGCACGCTGCGCGCGTCATCGAGTTGGGATTCCCGGAGCGAAACCTCCGTGCCCTTGACAAGCACCACGTCTTTGCCACGCCAGAGCCCGCGCATCTTTTCCCAATAATCAGGGCGATCGATCCACGGTGCCGAATCGGGGCGGGTGATGAAGGCACTGCCATAGGGTCCGTCTGTGTAGAGTCCACGGAATCGCTGTTCGCCATACTTCTTCCAGGAGCGTTTTGTCGGCGCCTCGATGTTGGGGATGCAGATCAGGAGATTGTGACGCGGGCGTTGCAGCATTTTTCTGAGCTCGCGGGACAACACGGCATTACGGTCCTGAAAGATGCAATCGCCCCCCAGGGCTAGACTGAGTTCCCCATCCCCAAACCGGGCGATCGGCATGCCGTCCAGAGCGCGATCCAACGTCTCGTCTTCGCTATAGACGTCCGGATACCTCATCTGTCCTTGGCCTTTTTGCCGCAGCGGCCCATGACGGTGTGGGCCTCGCAATATGGGCTGCCCTGGATTTTGTTGTGGCCGCAATAATGGAAATCAGACATGGCCGGGTCTCCGAA